CCAGCCATTCTCTGGCCATTTCCACCGCTTCGGCACTGGTGATAGGCCATGCCTGAAAGATAACGATATCGTCCTTTGAATCTTCAATTCCGACAATTACATCTTGGTCCAGACTTGTCGGAATTTCTGTCCCGTCTTCATCAGTCGTGATCCAGCACGATCTTTCGTTCATTTCTCGGTACAGTGCTTCGCATCCGCCGCCCGTTCCGATCACGGAGAAACCGTGTTTCTTAAAAAAATCTAAGGCTTCCGTCATTGGCTTACCCTTTTGTTGTTGACTGGTCTATGATACATGGTACAGTGTGAAAGTCAACAACCAAAGGAGAATGAAAATGGGTTTAGATATGTATTTAGAAGGCGAGTGTTTCAATTCACAGGTTTGTCTCAAGACAGGTGACAACCATGAGGGCAGGCCGCAGGAGGATGGCTTTCCCATTTCAAAGACTGTTCTTGAGATAGGCTATTGGCGGAAGCACCCGAACCTTCACGGCTACATCGTTCAGACGTTTGCCGAAGGCAAGGATGAGTGCCAGCGCATCTCCTTAGAAGCGGAGGATTGCCGAAAGATTGCCATGGCGATACTTGAGGATGAGTTGCCACCCACCGCAGGATTTTTCTTCGGTGATAGCGATTGGCATAAAGACGATAAGGAGGACAATGCCAAAATGTTTTCCGACGCGGCAGAGTGGCTTGATGATGGCGATTGGACTCGGTCAGTGTTCTATCAAGCCTCGTGGTAAATTAAACCGTCCTTCCAACTCGGGCGACCTTCGGGTCGCCCTATTTTTTTGCCTAGTCGGGTCGGGTCGGGTTCAATGCATCGGGGTCGGGTCGGCTGGACCCCAAGTCAGTAGCGCGTTATCGATATCATGCAGCAGAGGCGAGACATAACATCGTTCGACGGCGATAGCGCCGGCCAGCCAGGGCAGCGGCTGGTCTAGGTTGTCGCCTACCCATGCTCGAGCGGCATCCGTTTCTGGCCGCAACAGTACGACCGCGCCATAATCATCAACCGTGAAATCCGACATGCCAGCATCATCGCCCATTATTTAATTTGCGACAATGCGGTATGTAGCGCTTGCGTTGGTCCATGGATCATGGTAGATTGACCCATTGCCAATAACTAAAGAGGGTTAGTCAAATGAGAAAATTAATCGGACATATCGGAGTTGACGCGGGCCTATGCTGGGTCGGCGACCCTTGCTATGTGCTACCCGATGACGCGAGGCAAAATCCTGGCGATAATTGGGATGAGTTCTGTAATGCCATGCTCAGTACCTCTCATAAGGAATTCCCTGCGGGTGTGTGTGTTTCTACGGGATACGGAGATGGCGAATATCCCGTCCATGCGGTTATCAAGGATGGTGTTATTCAGTCAATAAAGGTTACCTTTGTAAAGTAGCAATACATCTCCCACAACTCGGGCGACCTTCGGGTCGCCCTTTTTTTTGGTGGCGCTTGCGTTGCTCCGTAAAACATGGTAGATTGACCCATTGCCAATAACTGATAAGGGTTAATCAAATGGGAAAGCGTAAGGGTAAAAGTAAGGCGGAAGTCGAACGCCTAATAACCTCCCAAATTATCGCCGCGTTAGAAAGCGGCACGGGGAATTGGTCAAAGCCATGGGCGGCATTAGACGGTGCGCCAAGCAATGCTGAAACGGGTCGCGATTATCACGGCGTTAATCGTTTAGTCCTATCTTTCACGCAACATGCCGCGATGTATGAGCGCGGTATTTGGGCGACCATTAAGCAATGGAACGGCCTAGGTGCGAGGGTTAATAAGGGTGAAAAAGCCACCTATATCACGGTGCGAATTCCTATTAAGCCTCGCGATGGGGATGCTGATGACGCGACGGGCGCGTATTATAAACCCGCGCCAGTGTTCAATGCGGCGCAAGTCAATGGCTATGAAGTGCCAGCACTCCCCGACCCGCACGCCTTGCAGGATTATCTTGAATATGCCAACGCCAAGGCGTTTGTTGCGCGCACGGGTGCAACGATAAAGCACGGCGGCGATAAAGCGTTTTATATGCCGTCAAAAGATGCAATCATGCTTCCCGCGCGTGAAGCGTTTAGCGATGGTGCCGCATACTATGCGACATTGTTCCATGAATTAACGCATTGGACGGGTCACGCTAAACGCCTTGATAGAAATCAACGCGACAAGTTCGGAACAAACCACTATGCCCTTGAGGAATTGGTCGCGGAGATAGGCGCGGCTTTCTTGTGTTCTGATATGGGTGTAAGTAATGATGAGCCGCGCACCGACCATGCGCAATACCTCAAGCATTGGCTTGAGATATTAAGGGCGTCCGACAGGGCAATATTCTCTGCCGCCGCGCAAGCGGGTAAGGCGACAGAGTATTTGAATGAATTGACTGCGGTTCGGGTCGCCGCGTAGCTAACGGACATATCGCAACTCGGGCGACCTTCGGGTCGCCCTTTTTTTTATGGTCGGGTCGGGGTCGGGGTCGGGTCTTAATGCATCCCGCTGCGGATCGCCGCGCTGGAGTGGTAACGTATAGTAAACAATAATCTACCAGCCTCGAGCGCCGGCGCCGCGCCAGCAAAAATTTCAGGCCGCGCCAGGTCAGCCGATTCAGAGTCGAACAGCTCCAAAATTATTTTCGCGAAGAGGTGAGAAAAGAGTGGACATTCCATGGGAATTCATGGTAAAACACTATTGTTTTAGGCCAACAACAATAGGGAATATTCCAATGAAGCCAATAATCGTAGACGATAAGACGTTTACCAGCAAAGCCGCTTTCGTAGACTTTGCTGGCCCTATCTTGGCGCAAGCTAAGCAGATCAATAACCAAAAAGATTTGCTTCGTGCGTTAGGCAACGGTAGCCATTTCGGAAAGGCTTTCACTATGGTGATAAAAGCCGCATATAAGGGTGGCGGTAATGACGTGGAAGCCTTGAAACAGTTGGCGTTGAAGCATGGCGCAACATTTGAAGAAATCGACGCGTGCAAATCGCCAAGAGTGGCAAGCGCAAGCGCTGTCAGCTTTGTTAAGAATTAGCCAACAATGGGCGGCGCATAATGCGCCGCCCGATTTTTTTTCCAGACGGAGGGTAGAACGTGGATAAAACACTACAAAGCTTGCAAGACTTGTTTAGCCAATTAGAGCAAACCAATGACGTTGCCAAACAAGACAGGCTGATTGAGAATGAAGCGTGCAAACATAAGGAAAGCATCGCGGAGCTATGCGCAGAGAATGAAGGGTTGAAGCGCAAGCTTTGGGAATATGAGAACAATTATCGCATGGGATTATTCCCGTCCGCCAAATAGAAACCAATAGCCAACTCAACTCGGGCGGCATTTGTGCCGCCTTTTCTTTTGGCCAATCGGGCTTAGGTACTTAGGCCCAACGTCGACTATATGTCGGCGATGCTTGACTGTCGGCCAGGTCGGGCGCCGCCGCCCTTCTTTCAGAGCGAGGTGAAAGAAGAGTTTTGAACATATAACCGTGGATATCTGTCATTGGCCCACCCTCCTTTACACATGTGACATATACCCTTGATATTATTACGAGAACTGATTATTGGTGGGTTATATGGATGATGATTTTCTGGTTTTGTGCCAGGAAGCGCTTGATGCGGTAGATTGTGCGGATAGTATTAGCGCTGCGGCACGATCTTTAGGCATTCCTGCTGGAACGTTGCGTCACAGGTTGCGGCGTGCGCAGGATCAGGATCTTGTTCCACGGCCAATTTCTGTTGAGTCTGATTTTGCTCTTCCTATTTTTGATGACGATGATATTTCTGCGCCCGAGATTTTGGATCAGATGGAGCGTCGGTTTGAGAAGAAGCTGGCGTATGAGCAGTCGCAGCGTTGGTTTCCGATAAAGATACGGTCTGATGATCCGGTAGGGTTGGCTGTGGTTGGTGATCCTCATTTAGGACAGAGTTGCAACATTCCTTTATTGAAGCGCGATGTACGGATCATGTCGGAGACGGAAGGCATGATGGCGCTTAACATGGGGGACACGGCGGACAACTGGAGTTACGGGAGGTTACTTCAGCTTTATTCGGAGGAGGACATTTCACGGCCCACGGAACAGCGGCTTGCTCGCTGGTTTTTACGGGACGCGAAGATACCGTGGATTTTATGGTTACACGGGAATCATGAGATGATGCATTCGGAGTTTTCGACGTATCTCAAGACGATAAACGTGGATCAGATACCCATGATCGAGTGGCGTGCCAGGTTTAAATTGGTTTTTCCTTCTTTGGAGATCAAGATTGATGCGGCGCATGATCACAAGGGATCCAGCATATACAATATAATGCACGGACAGAAGCGTGCGGCGTTATGGGACGAGGATGCGGACATATATGTGGCCGGACATCGGCACACGTGGGGTTTATCCACGGAGGAGTTGGACGATGGCCGGGTGGTTTTCTTTGGCCGTGCCAGGGGGTATAAATTTTTGGATCGGTATGCTGTTCGGCGGGGGTACCATAACGACAAGTATGGGGCTACTGTACTATTTGTAATAGATCCTCAGGACACGAACCCGGCGTCTCGCATACATTCCTTTGTGGATTTGGAGCAGGGCGCGGAATATTTGGAGTGGAAGCGTGCTAAACGCGCCTGACGAGGTACTTCGCGAGATATTAGCGCTGGAGCAAGCGCGCAAGACATTACTGGTTCGTGAGAAGGTTCAGGAATCGTTCATGCTGTTTGTAAAGCATGTATACGATGGTTTTATTGAGGGATCTCATCACAAGCAGGTAGCAAAGCAGTTCGAGGGATTGGCCAAGAACCATGGTTCACGGATCATCATCAATCTGCCGCCTCGTCATACCAAGTCGGAGTTTGCGTCATATTTGCTGCCGGCATGGTTGATTGGCAAGAATCCGAAGTTAAAGATCATTCAGACGACGCACACGGCTGAGTTGGCGGTACGTTTTGGCCGCAAGGTTCGTAATTTAATGGAGACGGATCGTTACAGGGAGGTATTTCCCGATGTGGATTTACGGGCTGATTCCAAGGCTGCTGGCCGTTGGGACACGGGGCAAGGCGGCGAGTATTACGCGGCTGGTGTGGGAGGTGCGATTACGGGTCGCGGTGCGGATCTTCTTATTATCGACGATCCGCATTCGGAGCAGGATGCACTTTCCGAGAGTGCGATGGAACATGCGTATGAGTGGTATACGTCAGGACCGAGGCAAAGGCTTCAGCCGGGAGGATCCATTGTCATAGTAATGACGCGGTGGTCCATGAAGGATTTGACGGGGAAACTCATCAAGTCCCAGGCTTCGGATGTCATGGCGGATCAGTGGGAGGTTGTGGAGTTTCCGGCCATATTGCCGTCTGGCAACGTACTGTGGCCGGAGTTTTGGAACAAGGACGAGCTACTCAGGGTCAAGGCTTCGCTGTCCTTGAGCAAGTGGAATGCGCAGTGGCAGCAGAATCCTATTGCTGAAGAGGGGGCGATAATAAAGAAGGAGTGGTGGAACACGTGGGAGAAGGACGACATACCTCCTGTCAGTTACATCATGCAGAGTTATGACACGGCGTTTTCCAAGAAGGAGACGGCGGATTATTCGGCCATTACCACCTGGGGAGTATTTCGGCCAGAGGAAGGCGGTCCAGATAACCTTATACTCATGGATGCGAAGCGGGGGCGGTGGGATTTTCCAGAACTCAAGTCCCAGGCTATGCAGGAGTATACTTACTGGGAGCCGGATATGGTTTTGATCGAGGCGAAGGCCACTGGAACACCGCTCACGGACGAGTTAAGGACGATGGGTATACCTGTGGTGAATTATACACCATCCAAGGGCAAGGATAAGCACACCAGGATGCATATGGTGGCGCCAATTTTTGAATCCGGGAAGGTTTGGGCGCCGGAAAAGAAGTTTTCGGAGGAGGTTATTGAGGAATGCGCGGCATTTCCCAATGGAGATTATGACGATTACTGCGACTCTATGAGCATGGCACTCATTAGATATCGTAAGGGCGGCTTTGTTCGTCTTGACAGCGACGAGGAAGATGAGGAACCTTCGGCCCATCTTCCGCACTCCCGTCAATTTTATTAGGAGAAGATTTATGGTTAAATGGGCTATTGGACGTGTACGTGAACCGTCTACATACGCCGCTATTGGTTTAGCGGCTATGGGCGTTGGAATTTTAATAGACCAGTCATATTTAGTTATGGCTGGCATTGCAGTAGCGGTTCTTGCCTTTGTTTTGAAGGAAAAGGGCGTATACTAATTTTTGGTGTAAAGCCGGAGGTTAAGGAATGAATACTTTCCGTAAGATTGCAACTGCATTTCTTATTGTTGTAGCTCTAACTTTTTCCGCACCCGTTTTCGCTAATCCCAAGAAAAGTGGAGTGGTGCCGGAGCAAGAGCATTTGGAGATGCTTTATCCGACAGTTTTAGTGAGATTGGGCAGTGGTTCAGGATCCGGGACAGTTATTTATTCCAAACAGAACGAAGAGCAAGAATACGAAAGTTTCGTTCTGACCAATTGGCACGTCATCCAAGGTTATGTAAAGGTCTCAAAGGTCTGGAATTCCGAGAAGAAGGAACATCTAGAGACCGAGACCAGGAGACCGGTTAACATAGAT